AGTCCAAAGTTAGTAAATCTACTCTAAAACCATCAGCTTGCATCTTTCTTAATTTTGATTTAATTTCAGAAATTGTAACAGAATCACTAGGTAACTTCAGTAATCTAAGCTCGCCAGTTGATATACTTTTTCTTTCTGTTACAATTTTCTCAACCTCTTCAGCATGTAATGGTTGTTCTTTTGGAGAAATACCGGTCCAAATGGTAAAATGTTTTCGTTTAATGTTATTAACGTTATCTTCAAAGAAAACTTGAACAACATTGTAACCCTGATTAAAGGCCTCGTTAGAGAATTTAGTCAATAAAGTTGTTTTACCTGTTCCGGTTGGGGCTAAGACTACCCCAAGTTCGCCTCTTCCCAAACCACCATCCAATAGGTTGTCAATACCCACAACGCCTGTTGGTATTGGTCTTCTATTATCAGCTTGTAAAGCTAAGCTAATACTATCAAAGATGTCTACTACATCATTATCACTAACACCAACTTGTAGAGCGTCTTGAATTAGTTTCTCAATTTTGTGGTACTCTTCAAATTCACCCTTAGCAGTTATCTCCTCTATTTTCTTGATGGTTTTCTTAAGAACTTGCTGCTTACAGAAGTTCATAGCTTTGTCCTTAATTAAAGGAATTCCACCCTGATCAATAACGTGGTCTTGTATATTCTTAATGGTATCAATAAAAGCAGTCCTGGCTGTGTCTGAAACGCTTTCTGATAATATTTTTTGTTCTAATGCGGTATATGAAGGTAGTGTTTCGTATTTTTCATAACACTCCTTAATATTTTGCATAATGAACTTAAACCCATTATTGTCAAAATAGTTTTGATCTATGACCTCAACAATAGTTTCACCGAATTTTCGGTCTTCTATAATAGTTTTTAAAAATAAATTAAAGTTCGTACTGAAGATATGTCGTCTCTGGATCGCTTACTGACAAAACTTCAGTTAAATCTGCCAAAATTCTTCTTAATTTTGGTCGAATGTCTACCGCGTATCTAACCTTTGGGTGGTAATAGTGCGCAGCAAATATTCTTGAAATAAATACATCGTCACCTTGCTTAATTTGCAGTAAAAAATACTGTTCTTCCATCTCTTTAGGATCTTCCACAACTTCATTATTCATAAAAAATCCTTGATTTTCGATTAAGTATTCGGAACTTTTTATTTTCAAATCTTCCGAAATTTCTTCACAAATATTTTTTACTTCATAATGCAGATTCATAGACTTCCTGGTATAAGGATTATAGTCTTTAACGTTAAAAAATCGCTGGCAGATGATATTGCCGTCTAGTGTAAGTAAAAATTCAAACTTGTTTTGTTCTTGAATGTTCATAAGTCTTAGTTTTTATTTAATTTTAAATTTAATTGTATGTTTATTTTTTTCTTTAGTAGTTAGTCTTAGAAAAGGATTTAGGAATTTTATCCATGCATCATCACTCTTTGGTAAAACAGTGAAAATACCGTCCTCCATCATCATTTTCATAGTATTTTTATAAGAACGCCATACGCGGTAGACATTCGACCAAAATTAAGAAGAATTTTGGCAGATTTAACTGAAGTTTTGTCAGTAAGCGATCCAGAGACGACATATCTTCAGTACGAACTTTAATTTATTTTCCTTGTCTTCCGAAAATAAAAGATTACCTCTCTCTCTTGCTTCACTTAAAGTAATTTGCTTTTCTTTTATATCGGGGAAAAGTGAGATTAATCTTTTAATACCCATATTTTTAATACCGAAGATGTTATCAGAAGGATCACCACATAAAATTTTAACCAGTTTGACATTTTCAATCAAGATAGTTTCATGATCATAATCAATTATGTCATTCTTCTTATATACTTTTCTGTGTGATGGGTTATAGAGCGTTACATTCTCATTTACGAGCTGTGCTAAGTCCCTATCAGATGAGTAGATTATCTTTTTCTCTTTAGGAGAATTTTGTGTGTAGTAGGCGATGCAATCATCAGATTCACAATACTCGAATTCACCTTGCCTAACATAAAGTTCTTCCAAGTATTGTTTAATCCTAGATCTTTGCCTTTGGTATGAGAAAACTTCCTCTTCAGTCCTTGTTCTGGACTTTCTGTTCTCTTTGTAATGATGATATATTTTCTTTCTAGATATATGACCATCTTTACCATCCCAGAATACGCAGATTTTATCAAGTTGATAATTTTCAAACGATCTTCTGAGTGTGTCGATAAAGTGAAATAATCCACCTATATGCTGACCTTTATAAAAATGGTTTTTTAAACCGTAGAAACCAATGGTTAATAGATTATCTCCATCAACCAACAATGTATTAGACATTTAGTCTAGTCTTTAATAGTTAAACAATCAATCTTCGTTCTCTTCTTCTGGTATCGGCTCAAACTTTAGTTCTTCAAGATTATCGACTTTTTCATCGAATAATGAGCTAATATAGTCTAAGTTATCCTTTACATAATCCTCTCTAGATTTTTTCTCTTCTGCAGCTTCTTTTGCTCTCATAAATCCATGAGGTGTAACCATAATTTTACCATCACCAAACTGAATACCGTTTACGTGGTTTTTCATAACTGTAATTTTACTTCTTGTTGCAACAGTTACAGTTCGCTTATTCTTAGTGATTGAAATTTTTGTTGTACCAGCATTTTTCTCGTTACCAAATCTGAATACTAATGTTGAATTCAACCAAATAGATTCACCACCCTTAGCTTTGATTTTAGGTTGACCAAATGGATTATCAGGAAGTTCAACCCAAGGTTGGTTAACGATAATCAAAGTGTTTGTATGAGCCTTATCTGCTCTTCTAGAGCCAGATATTCTTTGGTTGATACCCATACCAATCTTATCAGATAAAACAGACGCATTATGTTGCTTTCCGCCTTTACCTTCCCATGTCATCTTACATGGTACAGAACCAACAGAATCCCATAGGAATAACAAGTCATATGGTAATTCACCTTTTTCTTGTAAATCCTAATGCTGGCCCAGGTAAACCAGTTGCATCCAAAAATGCATCACCAAGGTCCAAAAAACGATCTGGTTTATATGTTGTTTTGCTTGAATATTTCGAAGCAAGTTGTGAAATCGAGAAGTTTTGTTTTTTTATAGCCATAATAATAATTTTTTAAAAATGGGCCATTGACGTTATCTCCGGCCCGTTGGGTTAGAATGGCAGATTTTCATCTGCATCTTCATCTTCTTGTGGATCTTCAATTGGTGTAGAAACTGTTTGTTTTTTACCAACAATAACATCTTCTCCACTAGCACCTGAAACCCATTTTTTACCTTCTGAGTCCCAAGTAGGTGTTTCACCTTTTGCTACCATTTCCAAATATTCTTCTGGTTTTTTAGAATAAACATCAGACCAACTTAATTCATCGTTAACCCAACCTTTTGCCACTGTTTCATCTGAGTGAAGTGGTGATGGGTCTTCCGGAATGATAGAGTTAATTGTTGTGTATTCTTTACCATTACCAGATTTTGTTAATGTTAAGAATAACGTTAAGTCTCTACCTGTTTGTAGATCTGTAATATCTCCCTTCTTTTGGAATAATGGGAAAATCTTATCTAGAATACCGTCTTGTTTTGAATTGTGTTTAAATCTCCAAAACTTTGGTCCGTCTTGCTCATTATCGCGATCGATAACTTTTACAATATAGAACTTCTTAGAACGATATTGACGAGCGTATTCTTTATCTGATTCTACACCTGTATTCATTAAACTTTGATACACCTCATTTAATGGAGAGCGCTTACCATCTTGCTTTGGATCGTATAATTTAACCCACTTTCCATCCACTTGGATTTCATGGAAATAAGCCTCTTTAAATGGTGATGTTCCATCTGCTGTAGGTAGAATTCTGATTCTGCGTTCTTCCCCTTTAGAGCCTTTAGGTAATACTGTTGTAAAATACCTTTTAAGTCTCTCTTCGCTAGATACTCTGTTGTTGTTTCCGCTTGCGGATTGCTTGCTTTTTTCGTACTGTGCTAGTACTGCATCTACTGTACTCATATTATTTGTTTTTAAATTGACAATAGTAAAATATAAACAAAAAAACCCAGATTACAAAATCTGGGCTAAAAATATTTTAAAAAATATATAAAAAATTATTCTAGGGTAAGTAAATATGCTAATTTGTTCAACGAACCCAACATTTCGTCTCTAAGGTTTAAAAGATCGGTATCTCTTTCTTGTGATAATTCACCACTAAAACCTATAAGTCTATTTTTTGCGGTTTGTAAAAATTCCACAATATTAAGTTCGGATAGGTTATTCATTTGGATGGTATTTGTAGAATTATCTAAAGCAAATCTACCATGTTTACCCATACAAATTTCAACATATTCGTCAATAAGACCGTCTAAAGTCTCATAAATTTCACCAAAAGCTTTATGTCTAGCATAACCTTTAGTTTGCCAGTGTAATATTTTAAACTGATTCTGTAGTCCTAAAAAGAAATTTACATTAGAACTTAGGTTGTTGTTCATCTTGGTAAGGGTTAAAGCTTCCAGCTAGCTCTTCTTTTGAATAGTTCTCAATTTCGTTTTTTGTTAAAACATATTCGTTTTTACCGCTAGCTCTCATTTCGTCTTGTTTATGAGCAAAAAACTCTTGTGGTTTTTCGTTAAATGGATATGAATCCAGTGAACGCATCTCTAGCTTCTCTTGTGGGGTTTGTGGTTTCATTTCTTCAACTCTAGCACCCAGTTGATCAATTTTAGATATTATAGCGTCCATATTACTTAACTTAGACTCTAAATCGTCTAGTTTACTGAATACTGTATCCATTTTCTGGATAACACTATCATTTTCCATTTTTGAGGTTTCCAGTTCGTTTTTAATGTTTTTGGTCATATTAACCAAGTCGGTAACATCCACCTCTTCTGTTTCACCCATAGCTGGGCTATCAGGTAATCCTGGTGCTGCTGGAATTCCCGCATCTGGTGCTGGCATTTCTGGCGCAGCTGATGCGTCTGGCGCAGCTGGGGCGCCTGCTGGAGGTAAAGCGGCAGGCTCAGCCTGTTCTTTTATAATATAATGCTTAGTTGCATTTCTATTGATTTCTCTAAATCTATTAACCTCTTGTAAAAGCTTTTGTTCTAACATAGTTTTAGTCTTGTAATAATTGTCTACCGTCTTCGGTAATGTATTTTTTATTTATTCTTTCAACAATACCATCTTTAGATCTGATGACATAACATTCACCAGTCTGCAAATCGCATTCTTCTCTTTCCATTTGGTCATTAGAAACAGCTTTTGTAACCTTTGGGTTTAAAAACTGATTGACCGCGTTATTTAACTTTTCCATAGTGTTAAAATGTATACATATAAATACTACAATCTTTATGTTTTTTCTGGTTTTATTTCCTTACGTACCTTAAATATAAAACATCCCCCTCAACTAACCTTAGTTTTCTCATTAAACTAGGACTAATAGCAAAGCCATATTGTGCATAAGTGGGATCATCTATACTAGGCCCACTATGAACTGGGCCATCAAATTTACCGTCATTAGGATTGACGTTGGTCTCAAGTGTGTATGTTGCGTTTGATTTAGGTACATAAAAAATAGTATCCCAACCAAAAAGGGTTTCTTTATTTGTGTTTGTTACATTCGCTCTTATAGAATAATATTCATATAACGGTCCAATGTCTGATAATTTAACAAGTTTATTAGGATATGCTTTCCATCCACTAACCATGGATAATTCTGCTGGTGACCCATTTTTAATTGGTATGTATTTTCCTGAGCCTAGAACACATACTCTAGATCTAAGCCAATTCTCGTTGTTGTAGTTAATTGATTGAATATATTGTTCTGGTTTACCATTTATCTGTTGACCATTATATGGAAGTAGATCGCCAAATAAAAATCCGGATGTTTTATTAATATTATTTAAATCTTCTCCTCTTGCTGGAGCTCCAGGATCAATTGTAAAAGTTTTATTATCTGTCGTTGTAATTGATTTAGCTGTTGTTTGAGCTTGATCCGATTGT